GTCGTGTTTAATAGTCATAATAGATTTTAGAAATCTCCCTGTTATTTATTAGACAGATGCCGACTCTGCCTTTCTTCCAAAGGAATCCCTAACAAGATTCATTTTAGTATACGTTTCTTTAGATGAAACGTAATGGCATAGGTCAGCTATAATATATTTACCACCAGTCTCCTTATTCACATCATCCTTTGTTTCTGCTTGAATTGATGGAGTATCAATATAGATAGCATCTCCTGCATGTAAACTAAAATCTCCACCAATAGTAACAGTCTGCTGTAAAGAAAACATCTGATTGTATCTACGAATCCCCTGATTAAGTGCTTTCTCTGCTGGAAAGTTCTCCTTCTCATTTTCCTTTATCTGTTCTTCAGTATCACCTTTAGGTAAAGTTCCTGTATCAACTAACATAAATGTTGTGCGTGTAAAATTCTGCTCCGTACTTGGGTTCTTAAACTTCTCATTAAATACTGGAAGTTCTTCACCTCCTGTTACTATTCCTTCTTCAGTTTCTTCTGCAGTCTGGGGAACAACTTCATAAAAACAATCAAAAGGATTAAACACTACTAACTTAGTTCCATATGCTCCCATCCTAATTTTATTTTGATAGTCAATACGGTTATCAGATACTTGTTGTAATATCTTTCCATCATATCCTGGTGGAGTCATACTATCTGGAGAAGAGTTGAATACATATCTTTTCTTTGGTTCTTGTGCAAACAAACTATCAATAGATTTAAACTTGTATCCTTCTGATGTCTCCCAGAAAAAGAAACCAGCAGTATCTCCAGGTTTACCCTCCTTTTCAGGAACAGCAAATCTAGACAACCAATTTATAGTATAGTATGCTTTCCTATTATTGCCAACAAAATTATAATCATTAGAAGTTGGTTCTATATCCAATTCCTTTTCAGTTTTTAATTTATCCTTAAGTATATCCTCAACATGGTCAGAAAGTAGTCCCTTCATTACTACATTAACATGAGATGATCCTTCTTCATTTCTAATAAACTCTTCACTCACCAAGTGTAAAGTAACAACCTGCTTTGCAGTATCAACTTCCATTGGTGTCACTTTATTAACAATCAAAGTATTCTTATCCTCTTCAGAGAACTGAAGTTTAACTTCTTGATTATCTTCAAACGCTAAAGTAAAATCCTCTGTTCCTACTATGGGTAGTCCCTCCATAGCAGACTTTTCTTTAATAGTATTACCTGTATCAGTAAATATATAATCTACTTTAATAGAATCCTGAAGTATACTTTCATGATACATTAACTGAACAAAACCATTCACCAACGAAACTGTTTCGCCACCTTTATTAGATTTTAATTCAGCTTTAAGTACTGAAGATGGTTCAGTAGCACTCGATAGTACTATTCCTGATGCTTTAGATTGTTTAAATGCCATATTTATACCTCATACATCTATTTAAACAAGTCCACCAGCGTAGAGAGATTCAAAAGGATCTTCACTACCTGTTGACCCAGAAGAATCAAATGATATACTCCCAGACTCCTCACCTACTGGTATTATTTGAGGTGGAAGAGGAATCAATGTAGTTTGTCCTTCACCCATTGCATCATAACTTGGATAACTTTCTAATGAATCTGTTGACTTGCTTGGTTGTTCTTTAGCAAGAGTTGCAGGTTTAGATTTCTTAGATTCTTCTACTGGTTTCCTTTTCTTTAAAGCAGCAACAAGATTATTTGGTTGAATCCCTTGAGCATCCTTACTTATTTTTTTTGTAGACTCTGGTTGTGTTGAAGGAATAGAAGGAGCAGGAGGTTTAGACTCACCACTAGGAGGGAAGAAAGACTTAACTAATAACTTACCATAGTTCAATGGATTCATCAACCATAAAAGATTTGGTAACTCCTTACCCATCAGTAAAGATAAAGGTCCTAACAATACTTTCAATCCACCCTTCACAATACCCCAAATTTTTTGTCGTCCCCAACCAGCAAACTTACCTGCATTTGGTATCCACTTAGGAGGTTCTTCAGGGAAATCAGGTACCTTAAACTTAGGTATGCCTTGATAGAACCTAGAGAATCCTGCACCAACCCACTTAACAACTGCCGTTCCAGCCCTAAAGATACCCATCAAAGTATCCTTGAGTTTCTTAGCCGCTGCACCAATTCCACCACCAAACAATAAAGTATAGAACAAATCACCAACAAAGACACCAATAGTTTCACCTATTAATGTTCCTAGAATAGGTATAGGTATAAAGGTTCCAAGTAATCCACCAATTGCAGCACCAAATGCTTTAAACAATGCCTGAGTAACTGGTTCACCTGATAGTATAGAAACAATACCAACAATTAAAGGACCAACAATAGGTATCCTACCAAACATTTTAGCAGCAGTCTTACCAAACATCTTAATTGCTGCACGTTTAGCAAGTCTACCAACCCCGTGCTTCATCATACCTTTACCAGTTGCACCAAATAATTTCTTACCTACATTTGCTACTATTTTTCCTCCACCTTTTCCAAATACTTTTATTGCTCCTCTCTTAAGTACTTTACCAAGACCTCTCTTAAATATCTTACGAAGGAATCCAAACTTCAAGAAGGCCATACCTACCATAATGGCAGCATTGAATAAGTTATTCAAGTTACCCATCAAGGTATCAAATTTCTTTACTCCCTCTTCACCAAAGATATTCTTTACGAATCCTCGGAACCCATCATAGGCCTTATAACCCCAATGAATTAAGTCTGCTACTATATTAAATGCCTTTCCAGCAAACCATATTATACCATCAATTGTGGCCGCAATCTTAGGAAGCCATGGTTCTATAATTGGTAGTAACTTAATAAGACCAATCACTACTATACCAGTGAGAAGTTTATTAAACCAGTCTCGCATACCAGCAGTAGCAGACACTGCTATATCTTTTATTCCCCCACCAATCTTTTCTAATCTTGATTCTTTTTTAACTCTTCTTTTCTTTTCATCATCTTTCTTTTTCTGCTTCTCTCTCATCTTATCTAATAAGAGACTTCCCTTCATAATAGTATCAACATCAATTAATTTAGTCGCAATGATACCAATGTTCTCAATAGACTTTGATGAAATCTTCTCACCTTTAGAAGAATGGGGTATAAGTTTTTGGGTATCAATTGCCATACTATCTTGTTATCCCCAATACCTTTATCTTCTGTGATGATACCTTTGTACCAACACTAAAGGAAGGAATCTCACCACCAGGAGTTGCAGTATTAGTTGCACCAGAAGCAGAAGAAAGAGCATCTGCATAAGCAACTGTTGTAGATGGTTTACTTGGAGCACCTGGAGTTGTCCGTCCAGTCTGCTTTTCTGATAGATGAAGATCAACGTTCTCTTTAATCATATCCTCAACACCTGTAACCATTGCATTACCTGCTTTTGCTATCGGTTTACCAACAAGAGGAATTGATTTTAAAGTTGAAACAAATCCAGTAATAGCCGCCTTTCCTTTACCTCCACCACCATCTGTTGCATCCTCCTTCTTACCAAACAAACCCTTCAATAAGTCTCCACCTTTAGATAAACCTTTAGATAAAAGACCACCACCACTCTGCTTATCAAAATCAAACAAACCTCCTGTCATAAAATCAGCAGCACCAGCAAGACCTCTCATGAATCCTTTAGGTTTTCCATCATCTGATCCAGTCAAAGGAGCAACACGATTAAACAATTTACGTGTAGGTTTATTCAGACTCTCAACTGGACCACCTTCACTATAACCTCCTTCAGAAGATCCAGTATTCTTTCCACCAGCAGCAGCATTCATTCCAGCAAGAGTACCCTTACCCCAGTTACCAACAGCGTCCTTAGTCATAACAAACTCACCAGGAGTCAGCATAGCAGGAACACTATCTGTATTACCAGACCCAGGAACTAATCCACCCTCGGCCATTTTATATGCCCCAGGTTCTTGTATGTTCCGTATATCACCAGCAGAAGGTTCTTGTTTCTGTCCTGTCTCTTGATCGACTTCATCTCCTTTTGTCTTTGTATCTTTTTCAAGTTGCTGTGCATCCTTTTCAGTTGCTTTACCAAATCCAAAGAGAGTCTTTACTGTATTAATAAGTTTGGGAAGGAACACTGCTACCAAAGCAATTGATCCTAGTATTAATCCTGCCGGGCCCAACATCGTACCAGCAAATAAAAGAAGTCCCGTTAGTATTGCAGGCCACCAGTCCTTAATAAACCTAAAGATATTAGAGACCTTTTTTTGATTAGCAGAATCAGTAAACCATCCAACAAGTTCTATCACTGCCTTAGCAATAAACAATTTCTTTATCCAATCCACGATCTTCATGAGACCATCTTGAAGAGGAGCAAGTGCTTTCGTTGCTTTAGATAATCCCTTCTTACCTAAGTCTATACCCTTCTCTAAAAGACCCTCTTTAGTGACTCTTTTCTTTTTTTCATCTGCTGTAGCAGCATCATCTGCTTTCTTCTTCTCTAACTTTTGTTGCGCTATTAATGTATTATTAATACTAAAAACAGAATTCTTAATACTTTCTATACTATTATCTAATGGATCCCCATCGTTAGATAAAGAAGAAAGTTGCTCTCCCAACTTTAAAGAATGTACTTTGATTATATTTTTTAACAGCGTAATCTTCTTAGAGTTAACAGCAACTTGTTTGGCTAAACCAGATCCTGCTGCATGAGAAGCACCCATAAATTTACTAGTATCAACCTTAGCCATTAGCGTTTTGTTGCTGCTGTTTTAATTTTTCTTCCTCAAGATGTTGTTGAAGAAGTGCCACATAAATGTCTCGTTCCCAAGGCATCATATTTTCTATCTCTGTTAAGCTGTATTTATGGTATTGCATTAGAGAAAAATTTAGCTTATAATAATTCTCCAGATCCATATGGATCATGCCTATGCGAAAAAAGCGGCAAGACCCTCCAACGTCACGTCACTTTCAACTTTAGTCTCAGGATTGGTTACTTTAATAGTATGAGATAACTTAGGCATTGTCTCAAAGAACTTCTCAATCTCTTTAAACTGAGATGAATTCATTTGCTCAAGGAAGTCACTCATTTCTTTCTTAGAACAATCTTCTGATGCCCAAACTTCATCTGCACTATAAAGTTTATCAATACAAGATGCAATTAAATCAAATGATTGTTCCATCTGATTTGTTTCCTTCATATCAAAATTGGATTTGATAAATTGATCCAATGATGGATACTTCATCTCCATCATAATAGTATCATCAAGTTTAATCTTATTAGTATGCCCCTCAGTCTTATGACATTTAATATCATCTAGGTCAATAGTAACACTCACTTCTGTCTTCTCATCATCAGGACAGATAATATTAACATCAAGTTCCTCTCCTACAGACTTACCTCTGATATTAAGGAACAAAAATTCAATATCAAATGTAGGAAGATTCTCTACTTTAATACCTCTTGTTTTAATACATGACTTAATCACTGCCTTGATAGCAGTAGTAATCTGTTTAGTATCCTCACTTTCTAAAGCAAGTACAAGAAGTTTCTCCTCCTTAACTAGAAAAGGTCGATACTGAACCGCCTTTCCTGTAGATGGCAACTCAAGTTCATAAGTTGGCGTGGCAATCTTTGGTAATGGCATAACAAATATAATATTATGTGTATTTTATTTAGTGACCTAACCGCGAGTTAATATATTCCCAATAGCATTTCCAGCCATCTTAGCAACACTAGAAGGAACACCACCAGGATTAAATCCAAAACCACCACTATTAAATAGTGATTGTGCTAAAGGATCTAAGAACTCAGAGAATCCTGACTTACTAGACTCCATATAATATCTACTATATGCAAACGAAACATTACACTTCAACAAATCAGAAGCATCATATGTTACTGGCATAGAAGAAATAGATAATGGAAAACAATTTACAAACCCATAGGTAAGTGGTTTTGATCTCCTTGCTGAGTACATATTCTTTTCAAACTTAGTAATCTCTAAACTTCCCTTATAACTATTCGGAAACTTCATCCTATAGAAAAAGTTTTGATCGCTAGACTTTCCTGTTGGACCACCTCTAGCATTCTCATTGGTAATATATTTAATCCACCCTTCAAAAAATCTTATGGGCAAATACTGATCCGCATCACAATAAAATGTTAAGTCAATACGATCATCAAACTGTCTTCTATATGCATGTCTCTCTGTAACACCACTAAAATCATTCAAGATTTCTGATGTTGCTAACTGTGATCCAGGTAATGCAGTCTCGCAGCACATTAAATTTAATCTATCTGCATCATGATAAGCACCACTCTCACTAAGAAACCTACTAAAGGAACCGTCTTCCCTTGCTGGTTTCCCAATAACAACCTGGAAATGTGAAGTAAGAGCAGGGTTTAATAACTTATGCTTTACTTCTGAAATAGATCTTGGTCTTGGACTAACTGAAGGCATTTGATAAATATTATTTGACCTTATATATTATGTATATGGGTAAGAGCTATAAGACTAAATACAAACCCATTAATCCTAAAAAATATCAAGGCAATCCTAATAATATTATTTGCCGTAGTTCATGGGAAAGAAAAGCATGTGGTTGGTTTGATAACTCACCAAGTATAACCAAGTGGGCAAGTGAAGAGATTAGTATTCCATACATATCTCCTGCTGACAATAAAGTCCACAGATATTACCCAGATTATTTGATTGAAGTTATTGAACGTGGCGGTGTAAAGAAAAGATATATTGTTGAAGTCAAACCAAAAAAACAATGCTACCCACCAATAAAGAAAAAAAGAATGACGAAAGGATACATATATGAATGCACTACTTACGCAATCAACCAAGCAAAGTGGAGAGCAGCAAAAGAATTTGCAGCAGATAATAGAATAGAATTCAAGGTTATCACAGAAGACGACCTAGGTATCAAATAATGGGAAGGAAAACACTCCAACAAAGAAGAGAAAGGGATGCTGCTAAGTCTAATCCAGACCCCGCACAGTTTGCTAACCGTATAGAAGAAATTAAACAAGACCTA